CTGCCATGAATAGCAAGCAGAGCGTCCCGCTCATTCATATATTGGGTTACTTGCACCCTAGACAAACGCTTAGAACCCATTGTGAATAGTTTACTATCTGCCTTCGGAGCGTTTAATATTCCAGTAGGCGAGGTAATAATATAATCAGGCTCATGTCTTATGTCGCCATCTTTGGTAATAGGAAACGGTAAACCCAGTGCGACGGTAACCTCATTGCGGGTAAATCCCATTTTCTGATACAGAGTAGCACTAGGCGCTTTCTCGGTTATGTCTTCTCTTAAAACATTAATATTAGAAAGGTCAATACTGAAATAATGCTTTTTAGTATTGTCAAAAGCTGGCAATAAGAATTCAGTTAATGTTTCGGCTATGACTTTTGCCTTCGGGATTATGGTGTTTTGGTAAAAAATCTTTTGCTGTTCTTTGGTATTAAACTGAGGAGCAAATTCAAATAGACCCACCATCGCAGGCGGTACGCCGAAAATAGCACACACGGTTTCCCTTGATAATTTCTGCCCTTGAATATACTCCATATCCTTTTGGCTCATACCCATCTGTTGCCATTTAACGCCGTCGCTTAACACTACAGTTTTATGTGCTTTCTCTTCACCTCTAAATTTATCATTCCACATCTTGAGCATTCTATTTTTACTAGGCTCATCCACACGGTTATCAGAGCTTAATATGCCGTCGGGGCGTGCTGAATTATTAAAAAATGCTTCGTTGTATTTCTCAGAAGCCTGCAAAGTATCAGCAGGAGTTCTCGCCGCCGCAAGAGGAGCAAGACCATAGTAAAAATCAGCGGCATTATAAAATTTAAAGTGGATTACATCTTCGGATAGATAATGTTTTTTTGTGCCATTAATATTATATTGAAATTCTTTGATGGGATTCTCAGGGTCTCCGCTAGGTTTTATTTTTATATACTGAGGCATTAATGGGAATAGTGTAGTCGGTCTTCCTGCTGTCAAATTATCTTTTAATAGATAAGCGTTTCCAGTAAGTTCAAGTCCACCTGAAAGATAATTAAATAATTGCCGTATGGTCATAAAAGAATTCGGAGTATATAGCAAATTCAAAGCAGGATGATTTTCTACAATAACACCCTTCTCATTTCTTATCACAAACTCTAAATCGGATAGTGTGTTTACAATTGCAGATACGCAAGCATAGACCCACGCTTGGTCTGCATAAGCATTTACATATCTTTCATATTGATGATTAGCTGGGTCTGGCAGTCTTGTATTTTGCTTTCCAAATAAATCGCTTATTGTTGGAGCAAAGAAAGATAATTTACTAGGAGCATTTGAAAGTTTGTTTTCTTTTGAAAATAGTTTGCTGAAAGTTGGTAATAGATTTTTCATAAAACGCTTATCCCTATTCCACTGTTTAAATTGTGCGTATAAATCGCATACCGTATGGCGTCCATCGCATGGTCATTAAATTTTGCAGGCTCATCTAAAACATTCCCCGCCCTATCTTTTTTCCACTTGTAAGCTTGTAATTCTTTTATCACGCTAACGGCGTTTTCATTAATGTACAGCTTACATCGCTTTAAAAAATCAATTCCATTTCCTACTGAGCCTTTGCCTTTGTCTGCATTGAAGACATTTAAATCGGCATTGTTTAATTCAAAGATTCTGTCCGGCTCTGCGCTGTCCGCATAAATTCTTGTATGACCAATATCATTTACTTCTGTTTTAATTTTTGCAGTTAAATCTGCATTAGTCAATAGACTTTGGTAAATTTCCTCTGATATATATAAATTCTTTTGGTCTTTAATTCCTACCTTGATTAAAGCAGTCGGGTTATTATATCCAAAGTCTAATCCGTAAATCGTATCATCAAATTCTGTAGGAAAGTCAATATCTTTTATTACCGTGTAGTTATTGTAAATCAAAGACTGTGGCGAAGTCCATTCTCCCAAAGCATAAACTCTATAATAATCCATATCCTCATTTTTTGAATTTCTGAGCATATCGGTATAATCTTTATCAAGCGTTGGATTGTCTACAAAATTTGAATAAATAAATTTAGCGTCGGGATTATCTTTCAGCTTAGTATTTACCCAGGAGTAAACATCGCTGGGATTTAGTGTAATGAATATCTGATTTTTTTCGTGCTCTAATTTCTTGCCTGATAATCTCATGCGTAAAATCCAAAAGTCATCAATGGAAAATTCTATAGCCTCTTCAATCCATATATAATTATAGCCAGTAGACTTAATCTTTTCAGGGTCATCAATGGAAACAAAATTTATAGTACTACCGTTAGCTTTATTCTTTATAGTATGGTCTGATAAATTATGATTGTAGGGATTATAAACATTCCATTCTTTTAACACATCAATAATATCTTTATAAGCGGTACGCTTTAAAGCAGGGAAAGTTTTGCGTACCACTAGAAAATCTTTTTTAGATTCATTTAAAAACTTATAGCAGATAGTTTGAGCCACGCTGTATGATTTGCTAGACCTAGTTCCGCCAACATGGACAATAATTGGATTCTTATATTTTAGATTACAGTAAAAAAGACGGGTAAATATTAATTCACTCATTTAACCACTGGCGGTTTAGAAATGTCATCACTAGGGTCTTGTAGTCTTTTGGTAAGGGTACTGTCGGGGAGCAAGGTAATAACCTTTGGGGAATCCATCTTAACTGTAGTGTCAATCTTTTGTACATTCTTCCATTCGGCAGGAAACCTATTGCAGAGATAGAAGCATTGAGCTCCTAGATTGCCAGTTAGACCGTTATTGTATAGAGCTTTGGTCATTGATACCTTTCCTTGAATCTGTCCTCTTTTTATAGCGGTATCAAAACTGTGGTCTTTTTTCTTATTTCTTATAACAGTGATTTTCTTTACTCCCAAAAAAACAGCAATATCCCCTTCGGTCAATCCTAAACCTGAAAGAATTTCAACTTGCTTTAAATCAATATTAGCTAATTTTCTTGGTCTGCCACCTAGATTTTTTTTCTTACTCATGCAATTATTATACATGAGCAGGAGATTATGTCAATAGGTAGGTTACTTTATTTTCTCTGCTTTACCGCCTGTAAAAGATTGGCTCTATCAATTTTTCCCATTAATCTCTTTGTTTTCTTTTTATAAGCTATCGCCACTTCCATTATTTTCATAAAATCTTTTGGATTATCTCCTAGCATTTCTAAATGATTATTAGCTAATACTCCGGTAGGAGTAACGGTAGCAACAAAATCTGACAACAATTTATCTATTCCGCTCCATGCGTTAGAATATAACCCTGTTCTTATATCCCTATACCGCATTAGCTTAATTCTATGATAGCCTTCTACTGATAGTAGTTTTTTTATTCTCAAATAAACATCTTCATATTTATCACTAAAACCATAAAGAACATACCACATATTATTACCGCCGTTAGGTTTTAGATTATATTTTTTAAGTAATGATAAAGTTTTTTCAACTGATTTGTCTTGTCTATGACTATCCCATGCAAAGCGGATGTGTCTAAATGCTCTAGGATATTTAGAAAACATTTTAGCTATATTTTCATTTTCTGCAAACTTTACGCAGTCCATAGCCTGATTAAAGTCAATTTGCATATTGCGTTTTTTCATACACATCATAACTGATTCAATATGCTCAATCGGGCAAGCCAATATATTATTATCCATAGCTTTAAAAAAATCATGTTTACTGTCCAGGTTGTTTTCCCATGTCTTATTGATTTTTAAATCTCCTTCGTTCTTTGGCACAACGCACCACGGACATTTATTTATACAGCCCCTTGAAGTGAATCCATAGGAAGAATCAATTCCTGCAATGCTATAGTCGGGTTTTTGAATTTCTATTTCTCGGACAAATCCTTCAGTTATTTTTGCAAACGGCGTGTGCTTTTTAAAAATATCAGGAGTATATGTAGCAACAATTCCGCCAATTTCTATTTCAGCTTTTGGGTATTTCTCTTTATACGCTTTAATATATGCAATATCATTTTTTATATTGAATAAAAATATGGGAGAGAAACAAATTTTATCAGGCGTCCTTTGTGGCAATTTACCTCTATTTCTAAATTCAACACTATTACCCCTACTTTTTTCAAGTGTTGAAATTTTAAGCAAAGCCAGCGGTACATTTTGATTATAGGCTGAAGCTTTATTACTTTTTAAATCAACCAATAGGATATTTTTCATTTATAAAATCCAACAATTTATTCTGTGCCTCTATTTTTGTAATGGATTCTTTTTTCATTATTTTAGAAATTATTTTATTTATTTCATTCTGAAAATGTCTATCGTTATTTTCCAAACATTCATCTAATTCAAAATCTTCCAATGGCTTTATATCTCCCCCAAGTCCTGCCAAATCAAAACCCACCTCTCCCAGTAGGTCAAAATCCATATTCGCCAGTAGGTCTAAATCAAACTCTCCGTTGTTCTTGTTAAGCCGTAGGTTAAGCTCCTGCTCTTTTTTTATATCTTTAATATTAATGTAAACAACCGGAATTTCTTTTATTCCAATACCCTCTGCGACCTTACAGCGGAAGTGTCCGCCTATTATTATGTTTTTTCTATCAGGATTAGAATTTACTATAATCGGGTCTACCAGTCCGAATGTTTTTATAGACCTCTCTAACTGTTCCCATTCCTCTTTACTTGCCTTGCGCGGATTATATTCGGCGGGTTTCAAATTCTTAATTTTAACCTTTACAATTTTAATGTCTTTCGTGGTCATATCATACCTATCTTTTTACGCAAATCTTTAAACTCTGAATTTTGCTCGCCGTTCATAATGTCGCTTGCTATGCAAATATTTAATGCACGACTGATTAGCCGTACCTCTTCGCTGCTTAGTTCTATTTTGTGATTCATTTCCAATCCTTAGTCATTCTAGGTTGTTCAACTTTAGGCGGTTTTCTTGGTTTCATTTATTTTTTTAAATGTTCTATTTCCATCTTTAGCCTTCTTAATTCTATAAGAGCAAAAGTTATGCCATCATATTCCCCCTTAGAATAATCTTTTGTTCTGCCCTCTTCTAGCCTATGTTGTATATCTTTAAACCTCTTATCAAGACTTGCAAGTATACAAGTAATATGAAAAATTACCTTTGCTTTTTTTAAAATATTATTCATTCCCCATTCTCCTTTAGTTTTTTAACAAACCATTTCCAATTCCTTCTGCTTATAGAAAAATCTAACTTTCTGTATCACTTCAAAAACATTGCGGACTATGAAGTAATAACCGCCTGCGTTTTCTATTTTAGATTGCATTTCTTTTTGAAATGGGGATTGTACACCTCTATCTGATTTAACCTCAAAGTATACCGTGTATCCTCTGATCAATGTATGCACATAATCCTTGTCCAATTTTAACAAAGCTAATCCTCCCTTAGCTTCTTGCTCCTTAAAGAAGTCTAAAATCTTAATTTTATTATCGGTAAACTTTCTTTTTATAATTTTAGTTCTTTTCATTTAAAATTTCCTCTATTGAAATTTCAATTCCAGGATGATCACTATATGTTTTTCTTGAGAATTTATTACAAACAAGGCTATCATCTATCCAAATTCCTGCATTTGTACAGGCATCCAAAACAGCCTTTTCTAAATTGTCCAAATCAGGACGCTTTGAATGAAATAATATATTCTTTTTAAGTGATTTTGGTTTTGGTAAGTGAAAATATATTATCAATGACACTGGTTTATCTATTTGGATTAATGGTTTGTATTTTTTTGCTTCATTAAGGACTTTATAATACCAATCTGTCTTTGGAGAATATACAAAGTTTCTATTTCTTACTAGGCGTGGTCTAGCTTGAGCTTTTGGAATCCCAAAGACTGTAAAGTTTATTTTCATATTGTTAATACTAACATTTATGAATACTGAAATGCAACATTATTTCTCTAACCATATTTGCCACATAGGCGGTTACTATTAATCCTATTGGAAACACTATTGCAAATGCCGCCAAGATTCCAAATGTTTTACACCATAGGTCTACTGCTAAATGAAGGGTCATTTTGTACCCTTTAACAACCTGATTGTATGCCTATAAGCGAGAATCTTTCCATGCTCAATATCATAATTATCTGCAAAAGTTATACTTTTTTCAATCTTATTTATTTTTATTTCAAGTTTCGCTATAATTTCTATCTTTTTCATTTTGTCTCCTCTGATTTTATATTGTGATTATTTCTTGACAAGATATGGAAAGACCCTAGACACACATTCTCTTTTAATCTTGTACAAATTTCACTGTATAACTGTTTTAAAATTATAGGTAAAAATGCAAGTCTATTGCCACTCTTGCGTGCCATGAGCCAATATATTTTAATCCATTCTTTGTAAAGGTATAGGGATTTCTTGCCATTTTCAATCCTTTGCGGTACATCATTCTGAACCACGCAACTATCGCTAATCATATAAAATGGTTTATTGATCATGTGATTCCAAATTATATGAGAAGATGGTACTTGGAAACATAAATATTTGTCTTTATTCCAAACACTGTCCCAGTCTTTTCTTTTAATTATAATGGAGGATATGAATGTTAGTTTCAAAGAATCCATTTGCTTGAATGAGAAACAGGCTAGGCAAAAATCAATATATTCTTTGCCTGTTGTGAATTCTAAATCATGCACAGTATTTATTATTTTAATGTTAATACCTCTTTGCTCATAATTTACAAAGTATACCGAATGATTATTTAGCTTATTTAGTATTGGTTCCAACTTGCCAGCTTTTAGAACATCATCATCGCCGAGAATCCATATATAATCTCCTATGGCATAACTGGCAACCTTTAGAGCATTAGCTTCCGCGCCTATATTGGTATCATTTTTGTAATAGCGAATAGGAAATTGATATTGTTTTACCATGTTCTCCGTGCCGTCTGTTGAATTATTATCACATACAATTATCTCAACCTCTTGAGTAATTTGTCCCATGATAGAATTTAAACACCTGTCTAAATCTTTACAACGATTCCATGTTGGTATGCAAATACTTAATTTCATCATCTCCCCTCCCAAGTCATCTTTAAAGTTTTGATTGCGGTGATATAGCAATTTTCAAACTTATCCTTGCAAATTTCATTTATCTTTGTAACTTGATAAACCATATCTTTTCTACGATTATTGGATTCCATATAAGCGAATAGGAATAGTAATGTACCCACAAATAGCGGAAAGATGATTAGCCATAAGGGTGATAGTTTATGTTTGGTTTTCATCGGACACCTCTGCGATTTTAGCCATAAATGCTCTTAAAACCTTATCAATGTCTTTTTCGTTAAGTACTATATTTAATTTTATATTTTCCAAGCTCTTTTTGATTATTATATCTATCCTCCAAACTAAAATATTTAAATATAAAATTGTCAACATTGCTATCGTCGCCAAGTTTAATATTGTTTCAAGTTTCATCCCTTCCCTCCAAAGTGTTAGCCTTTTCAGCGTGGCAATTATAACAAACACCCTGACTGTATAACTCTGTTACTATTTTCCCACACCGCCAACACCTGTATTCTTTAATCATTGTTTCCCTCTATTTTAAGAAAATCCTTTATCTGTTTTTGAATGTCATTGTCTGCCTGAATCTCTACACATTGCTCAGGTGAGGCATGGAATACTACCTGCCCTTTGCTGTTTAAAATTAACACACTCTCAATGTAATATCCATTTTCGGTTATAATGTCCAACCTAACATTTGCAGATACATCTAATCCCATATAGGTCAATTGAAAGTTTTCTGTTTTTTTGGGTTTCATTTATTCTCCTCAAATTCACACTGTGCTTTTTGTATTTTACTTTCAAGTGGTTTTATAAGATTTCTATTGATAAGCCAGTGATTTTCCATATCTATAGCTTTTCCTATTAAATCCAACTCTCTTTCTGTAACCCCTATCATTATTATTTTTTCTGTCACTATCTCATCTCCTTTTTGGGTACTTCCTTGATTCCACCCTTTAGCTTATTGTTTATTTCAACCGCTTATCCTTGCCTGTAAATTTCTTAATCTCACACATACCCGCAATTCGGGATGATAGCCTCTCGCCTATTTTTTTATCAATTTCACTTAAAGATAAATTACTGGTTATAATAAGACCCTTTTTATTTTTATTTATCCAGTCATCTAAAATTATATATAGCATTTCAGAGGAGTAGTCCGATATTCTCTGAACGCATAAATCATCTAATAATAAGTAGGGTATATTTGTAAGTTTTTCTATAAACTCAAATTCCCTACCGCCTGCCATCTCATGACGGGCTGTCATTAAAAATCTAGGGACGGTATAATAAAGCCCGCATTTGAGATATTTAGTCATCATGGTATTAAGCATTGATATTGCTAAATATGTCTTTCCTGTCCCGACCTTGCCAGTAAAAAACCAGTTAGATTCGCCTTTTACATAGCTATCTAAAATGGTTTTATATTCATTATCTCCCTCGCCTAGTTTAAATCCTAACTGATGACTTGTTAGATTTGAATATTTAATTATGCTTTTAAGTAAGTCCTCTTTGCGTTCATTTTCCATTATCCCACTCCTTGATATTATCGTACTTGCCAGCTTCGGCTACGATTAAGTCTGATTTTTTACTACCATTCATTTTGCTTGAAAGCTGATTCCATTTCATGCGTAGTTTACTACCACTTAAAATGTTCTTTGACCAAAAGTCATCCGCCTGACTCCATAATAAAACCTGTTTAATGAGCGTATATGGCTGTTTATCCTGCTCATTTAATAACCGCAGGTCATTAGACCACTTAGCCTTAAAAGATTCTTTTAAAAGAGCGTTAGGGTTATTCTCTTTGATTTTGGTATATAGTAGGTCTGCAAGTTCTACCGCCTCTTTGGGTAGAACAAGAGAAGTAGTATTAACATTATTAACATTCTTTAATGTATTATCATTATTGTTTGGTTTCACTGGAGTTTCACTGGAGTTTCGCTGGAGTTTCACTGGAGTTTCGTTTTGCGTTTCACTTTTGCCATTTACAATTTGATACTGTCCATATTTTAAGACGGTAATAATCGTAAATCTATTTGTCTTTTGAGTTTCAATTAGAGTTTCGTTTTTGAACATTTTCAACAAACGATTTACTTTACTTCGGTTTATTTTCGTTTCACAGGCGAGAGAATTTAAGCCAGTTAGTAATTGACCACGCTTACATACCTGCTTTTTATTGTTAAATATAAATTCCCTATCTTTGTGGTTTGCCTCCAAAATTAAGTGAATCCATAAATGCAAAGCAAATGAATCCTTGTATATGAAAGAATCCTGTATCTTTCTATGAATCTTGATATATCCTCTGTGCATTTTTATCCTTTAAAAGAGAGCCAACGGCTGGAAACGATTAGGTTTGACCGTTGGCATAAATTGTTTATTTTAATTTTATCGTTTCCATAACTAAATCCTACTAAATGTATATCTAATTGTCAACTAAAACAATTTCAACTGGTCTTGTTCTGCCTTAATCCTTTCCCTTGCTATAGTACAATAAGATAAATCCTTTTCTATTCCTATCCAGCGTCTACCTAGTCTTTCGCAAGCAACAGCGGTAGTACCTGAGCCAATACAATTATCCAAGACCAAATCACCCTCATTTGTATATGTTTTGATTAGATACTCAAATAAGGCTACTGGTTTTTGTGTGGGGTGGATTTTATCTTTTTGATTAGCATTACTTTTTTCTAATATGCTTTTAGGGTATTTTTTATTATATATTCTTATATCTCCATAATTGATGATACCATTCGCCTCGCCTTTAGAATAAGTCTTTCCAGTTCTTTCTTTTTGGTCTATCATTATTGGATAATAATTATGTTTTTCTTTTGAGAAAACTAATATATTCTCGTGTACTTTATACGGTTGAGATTTCAGATTCATTATGTTACCCCCTTTTTTCTTATCCCAAATCCATTCATATTTAAACATTCCGATATTGCTCATTATAAGTTTACTAGTAAATGGCTGGCTCGCAGTCAACACTATAGCACCATTATCTTTAATAATCCTCTTGTACTGTTTCCATAGTGGTTCAAATGGAATGATAGTATCCCACTTACAAGCGGTAGATCCATAAGGGGGGTCTGAAATAATTGCGTCTATAGACTTATCCTCTATATCTTGCATAACCTCTAAACAATCCCCCTGTGTAACCTTGCCTATTAAGTTATTCATTAATTCTCCATAGGTAATTTCAATTGGTCTTGTTCTTTCTTTAAAAGTTCATTTGCTCTTTTGCAATAATCCGCATTACCTTCAATACCTATTACCTTCCTGCCTAACTGCTCTGCCCTTACCAATGTAGTCCCTGTTCCTGCAAACATATCGCACACTATGCCACCTTTAGGGCAACCGGCCAATATCGGTTTATCAATTAGATTAAAATTGAATGTAGCATAGTGTTTCTCGCTTGAGGGCTTTGTCGGTATATCCCAAAAATCAGATATGGACCCGGGATTTTTGCCTAAAGGATTATTAGAATTAGTCATGCTATTTCCATCACCAAAAGAACCACTACCGATTCCATAACTCTCTTTTGCACGATTTCTTAATATGTTTTCTGTTAAAGGATTATCCCTAACACTATTCAAGTCAAAATAATACTTATCTTTCTTTGCCATGAAAAATATATACTCATGCTTTTTTGTAAATCTATCAGTTACCGATTCAGGCATACCATTTCTCTTCGCCCAAATAATGTCATTGCGGACTATCCATCCTCTATCAATACATCCTATCGCAAAGCGGTGAGGGATTAGCATTAGACATTTACTGGGGATATTATTATCCTTTGTTTGTTTAAGTTTACTATTTCCTATTGATTCCTCTTTGCCTATTCCCATATCACCACTAGCCATGCCACCGCTTAAAGTAGAGTATGTGTCCCCTAAATTAAACCAAACTGTGCCGGTATCTTTTAATGTACGATAAATCTCATCCATCAAAGACCATAAATGTTCTAAATATTCCTGATATGTCTTCTCTAATCCCCATTGACCAGTCCAATTGTAATCTCTCAACTGAAAATAAGGCGGCGAGGTAATAACGCAATCAAGGCTATTATCCGGCATAGTTTTAAGAATATCCAAACAATCCCCTTGCGTTACCTTGCCTATTAGATTATTCATGTTTATTCTCACACACCCAAATAAGAGCATCTACCGCTGATTGCAGGAGGGTTTTGGATTTAAATGTTTGACCTTTTAATTCTCCTTCCATTTTATATGGCAGTATTCCTATTTCCTTAAAATGAATACCAATATGATGTACCCATGTTTTTTTATTCAACTCCTCAAGAATCTGCTCAAGGGTGTAAGTAGCAACAAGTTTTTCCGTATATGGAATCATTGAAGGGCGATTTAACGGACACAAATGGTTTTCAACTTTTGAAACTATTACCATTTTAAAGCAATCAAATCCGTCTCCTTTTGACCAAAAGAATTTATGGTCTTCCTTCGGCTTAATATATTTAGCAAGTTTCTTACTGGTTTCTAGGTCTGTGAATATGTTCATTTTCCACCTCCGAATTTCGCCTGTGCTTTTTTGATTTTGTTATACAAGCCGTCATAATCATACACTAATTGTTCCGCAAGTCCATATTTTAGTGCCTTTAACTCGTTCTCCGTAACCCTCAGCACCACAGTCTTTTCGGGGGGTATCATCGTTCTAGCACGCCTCCAAAGAGTATAAGTTTTTTTATTCCAAACTATAGTTCTGCCACTATTTATTATTATTCCCTTGTCTTTTAATTCACTTATTCTAGGCGTAACTTCATGTATGGGAATATTACAATCGTATGCTATGCTATAACTTGTATTAAATTCATTCTCTTTGAAAAAATTTAATATTTTTTTCTGCCTCCTATTTAAAGTTTTCTCAATTCTTTCCCAGCTGTCCAACTGTGCTTGATTTACTGTCATAACTTCCTCCTTTGATATTTTGGGCGGTTAGCAGGGATGACTTAACCGCCGGTTGCGTGGCTATCGGGTTTACAAGGACACCCACATCCCACACGCAGGATTCATTTACTCTCTACCCCCAAACTCTGTAGTATCGCTTTCAGGGGCTACGGTTATATCTAAAACGATATTTCCCAAGTTCGCAATTGTTGCCGCTATCATATTTCCATCTTCGCCAGTAGCAAATGTAATATTAACGCTACGATCAACAAGTCCTCTATAATTTAACAAACTTGCCTTAAACTTAATAACTTGCTTAGTATTAGGCTTATCTGCCGTTTTAGGCTTCATTTGATTTAAAATCGGGTAACTCATCTTAAAGCTCATAAACTCTCCGCAGGGGGGAATTTCACCCCCCCACCTTTTATTTAGAATGGTACGCCTGTCACGGCTTCATCTTCTATGCCGTGGTCTGCTGTTGTTGCTTTATCCTGAGCCTCTTCCGGCAATACAGGAGTTAAGGCATTTTTCTTTTTGCCCTGATATTCCTCAATTATAACATCGGCAAATAAAACGCAATCCCAGTTTTTTGGATTAACATCAATCTCACCTTCGTACGGTTCATTGATACAATGTAGCCAACGCTTTGCAATTCCTGCTCCCTTTTTTTCTTTTGACATGAAAGTCACATTATGAAATAACTTTCTATTCTCATATTTTCCTTCGGTAACTTCAAGCGTTACATTCACAAGCGGATCGCCGTTCTTTGATTCCTTCTCTTCGGTCTTTATAATTCTTAACCGATACCTACCTTCGGGCAACGGTTCAAAACCGCCCTCAGAGATTCCTTCTGTGTTATATGGAAACATTATTTACCCTCCTTTTTTCCGTATTCTGTAAAGCACTTTTCAAATGCTTTATATCCTTTGCCAAGTGGCAATTCAATAACCTTATCTGAAATTGCAGGGCATCTGCTACCTGATTCCACCATTTCACCCGCTTTAAAAGATAAGTACCTTTTGATTTTTTTATCAGTTCCTTCTTTTGCAAACATATAACCCACATTACTAACCGTTGAGATAATCTGCATTGCGGTTTGACCATAAATGTTTATTGTCTTTGGATTAATTATCCCTCCATTTCCGTTAGTTTCAGCTTTTTTTAAATGCCCTATAAAGATAACCTTTTTATTTAGCATTAAAAAAGCATTGATTATTTTGAGTATCTTTAATTTATACTCGCCCCATTGAGAGCCGAATTTCCCAACAAACATTGAGGATAGTTTTAAACTTTTACAAATCTCATCCTCTGTCCATTCGGCGACCTTATCTATGCTATCAATAATTACAGTTTCAAAAGTTTCATTTGACATTAAGAGTTTATGGGATTCTCTTAATTCTGTAAGGTTTTGAATGTCAATTTTTTTGCAGGCTATGTATTCTGCCCCTCCATTTTCACACTCAAGCAAAATACTATTTGGAAATTCCGTAGCAAGCGTTGTTTTGCCTACTTTGGGTTGTCCAAACAATACCATACTGTAATTTTTTGGCACTTCATTTGCCTTTGGTGGTTTGCTATTTTCCGTCGGTAGTTCTATTGCCATTACTCCTCCTTTTTTTAGAAATAATATCCAGTTTCTTTTTCTGTTTTTTTGTTGGCATAATTTACAATCCTTTGCCTAAATTCAACTGCACATTTGGTGCAAAGAATTGACCAGATATTATCTATTTTTGCTCTGCCTTCGGTTTTGCCATTACTAACCCGTCCGCATTCGGCACAAACAAAATTATTGTTTTTATCAGGCGATTCAAAATTAAATGTCATTGTCATTTTTTAGTTTTGTTGTCCATTTTGATTTATAAATAATACTAAAATCTGCAGGCTAAATCAAATTTATTTTTTTGCGTTTTAATATATCCTTGCTTTTGAAATTGTCCGCATACTGCTTTAATGCTGTATTAGCAATTTCTTTTATTGTTGCTCGCTCGGTATATGCAATATCTTTTAATTGATTTAGCAGATCCTCGCTCAATATAAATGTAGCCCTTGTATAGCCTTTATGTAGTCCCGCTTTAGCTGTATTGTTTACAGTCTTTGATTTTTTGGGTTTCCTATTTAGGGCAATAATTTTATCATTCACATCAATAATCATTTTATTCATATCATCAATTTTTTTATTTAATTCAAGTATTTTTCCCATTATTTTATCTCCTTTAAGTATTCCTTGATTTCAATTCACGCCGTAGGTTTATGTTAATTTTAACCGCACAGTTATGACAGCGTCCGGTGATTATGTGCCTCTTGTAATCTAGACGCTTACGGCAATGCTGACATCTAGGCATACCACGAATTACCCATCTGATTATTTTCATTATTACCACCACCTCTCAATTCCATGTTTTTTTAATCTCTTTTGAGCCTGTAGACTAGGTTTAAAAGTTCCTTTGACCCAATAATAAACTGTATTCTTTCTATATCCAAGTGTTATCCCTGCCTGCTCTTGTGACCCGCAATGCTCTATGAACTCTTTTAATGTTACTGTATCTTTCATTAGTTATCTCCTTTTCACTTTAGCTATCAGTTTATTTAATATATCCAAGTTCTTTTTTGCCAAAGATTTTAGACCTTTCCATTTCCATTCCCGAACATCAAACCCAAGATTGTTATTTCTGTGTGTTTTTCTAAAAATAATTTCATGTGGGAAATGGTAGACATCTAATAAAACATCTTCGTTATCTAAACTTTTAGCCATACTTTGGACTTCTTCTTTAGCTAATTTTATCATTTCCTCTCCTCAGTACCCAAGAATTTTTGCAACTATTACGCATATCAAAATATATATTATTAGCATTTAATCTCCTTGTTTATGTTTTTTATACTTATCATAAAGTCTATGAAAAGTATTTATACCATTGTTGTTTAGTAATCCGTTAATGGCATTTTCTGTTATCCATAATTCTTTTGGAGTTAGCGAATCGCCGTCGTTAGAGTTTTCTAAAATAAATATTGCCCTGTTATTTATTGATTTCATTTTCATGTCCTCGCTTTTGATTTTAGTATCCTTCCCACATCCCCCGATTAAGAGGATGTAGACTGGATGCTAATTAGATTTTTCTATGTCTTGCAATAATTTCCATAGTTGATGATGTGATTCACTAAAACCACACATATTGCCGAACCAGTATCCACCGCCATCAACTTTTTTATATTTCTTATATTGAACACAAGACCTAGAAGCCCTGTTTAATAAATGAGAACATATTTTATAAAGTCTTGTTTCTATTTGCTTTTTTGTAAATGCCATGATTACCACTCCTCTTTTGATAATTTAATCCTCTTCAGTACGGTTTTGAACCGTAGACCGCCGAAGCGGTTTTTGATTTTATGCCTGCTCAATCTCTTCGGCAAAGTCTTCCTGCTCTCGTTCTTCTATTTCTTCGGCTGAACCGCCATTTAGCGAATTTTCCATTTTGCAATACTCTGCATAGTTCTTTGGATTCATGTTTATGTATTTTTTGGTTTTCATTTCGTTTATCCTCTTTTTTGATTTAGTATCCTTCCCACATCCCCCGATTAAGAGGATGTAGACTGGATGCTAATTAGATTTTTCATTTTCTCTTTTAATTTTTAAATCCTCCTGTTTTTTAAATTCTTCCTGTTCCCGATCTTGTTTAAGTTTCAGAATATAGTCATTTTTACTAGGTATGCCTAAAGCAAATTCTAGAGCACAAATATACCCCCGCTGATACGCTTTATCTTCATCACTTTGAAAATATCCTTTTTGTGCCTTTGCCCAGTCTAGTATTTTTAATGTTTCTTTTTCAGTTTTCATTTTGTCATCCTCTTTTGATAATTTAATCCTCTTCAGTACGGTTTTGAACCGTAGACCGCCGAAGCGGTTTTTGATTTTACGCTTGCTCAATCTCTTCGGCAAAGTCTTCCTGCTCTCGTTCTTCTATTTCTTCGGCTGAACCGCCATTTAGCGAATCTTCCATTTTGCAATACTCTGCATAGTTTTTTGGATTCATGTTTATGTGTTTTTTATTTTCCATTTTTTTGTCCTCGCTTTTGATAATTAACTTACTTCCTTATATATTATAACCCCTGTTTAGCTAAATGTCAATACCTATGTTTAGCTAAAGGTAAATACTCCTTGACAAGAGTCTAAAATCCCTTTACGCTTTTAGTGTCCCCTAACGGGACGCTTTCAGAACTAGATAAAAAAAAGCCCCCCAGTTAAGGAGGGCTTGGAGGAGTAATGACTGAGATAAATTATTTATTTTTTTTCTCCTCAGCTTCTTTATTTCTGATTGAGGTTAGCATAGCGATTAAAGTAGTCGTTCCGCTATTTGATTTTAAAACCACTGAAAACTTAGCAACAGTTTTATTTATTAACTCTATGATTTTAGGATTATTTTTAGTGATAAATATTTTTACAAATACCGGTAATCTTGCAATCAGTTTATTGGCTACGATTTTAAATTTATCCTTGCCAGCACCCTTGCCGATTAAATGCTCCGCGTACCAAATGTGCGTTAGTAAAAGCACATCCTCATAAACACCGCCTTTATTTAGAAGGGTCTGAATATAATTCTGTGTATATTTTGAAACCAAATCAGGAATTACTTTAATTGCGTAAGCTAAAGCAAAGCCTATTGCTATCCCTGTTCCATACCCTTTTAAAAGTTCAATCATTTAGAACCGCCCAGTTTATAGCTTATACTTACTCCGTACACACCCCGATCATTAATCAACGTGCCGAATGTGCCTATTTCCAGCGCCGGCAGCTTCGCCAGTAGCAAATATTTCTTAGCCCATGACCAATCCGATACCAATTTCAAAACACTGTCTATGCGTAAGCCTAGAGCCAATAATGGGTATCCTGTACCATTGCTATTATCGTTAGCGTAGCCCACGTTTATGTTCATTAGCTCAAGATTCTCTTTTGGCATATAAGAAATGACTGGAACACATATCCCAGCATAATCTTTACCTTGCGTTGTATATAATAACGAGGCTCTTGTTTCCCCGAAGATTTTAGCTATATCTATTTGCGGTAAAGCAAATGCATTTACTGGTAGTAACAGGACTGCGAGTAATACTAATTTTTTCATATGTTCTCCTTTTGTGGTGTCAATTTTAAACCTCAAACTAGTTTACTACCTATTGAGCTATTCTCCTCCGTGTTCATGCCTCCTTATTATCAAACTTACAAACTCTATTAGAATTGGCAATTTTAAACTTATCTCCCATAAATTCCTTTAGGGTCTTATTCGGTTTAAATTTCACTGGGCTTTCTGAATCATGTTCCACCAGCCAGTTCCATTTATTTGGTTCTAACATTCTAACTCCCTCTAATGCTTTTCTTCCCTGCTTCGGACATCTAACACAACCTAGTCGTTTAAAATAAGAATATAATGGATTTAGCAAATCATACTTGACACACAGTTCCCTTGCGTCATCCTCAGTTAGTCCATATTTTATTAACAGGCTTTCAGCTTTATGGAGCTTTCTGTTTTCACCCTTTGCTACCCCTATCAGCGTCTTTCGTTCCCTGCCGCCAAGGTACTTCTCCATCGGTTCCCACTTTAAAATCCTAGCACAGGTTTTATATATGGTGAAGGGAAAGCCATATATAGTTCCTTTATGCAATCCTCTCTTTTTTACACGATAAAAATAATCCTCAAATGTCGGACTCTTGATTATTGTTACCTTCTGTCCCATAAACTCCTCAAATCTTTCTATAAATTCAAATTCTTTCTCAAATGGGTCTGGCATTACCGTAACTATTTCATCAATCTTAATTCCGTGAATCTTTGCTAGTATTCCCGTTGCTGTGCTATCTTTACCACCTGACCATGCTAATATTGTTTCCATGCTGTTCACCAATTCTCCTTGTTCACGTTCCGTGTACATCCTTAAAGTGTGTACAGACCCAAGGATCCCCTAGTTCTGTACTTTGACTCAATGTGAGTCTTGCAAATTCAAGCAATTTCCAAAATGATTCAATAACTTTTACTGGATATTGGCTTACTTCTGTAATTTTCCTCAGTGCCTTTTCCACCAAGTCCTCATCTTTATTTTCTGGTAGTCTTGGTAATTCCATCACGCATCTCCTTCTGAACTATTCCAATTTTTGGAACAGTTCGCTTTAATTTTAAACCTCAAATCTTAGCGGATAGATACATTTTTTTAAGCAATTTATTTATTACCATCTAATAATTTCAATTTGCATTTCAAGAGATTCAAAGAAAGCACGAATTCTATCATCTAATTTTTCTGAATCCAGTAAATCAGGTTTAACAGTTGCCATTATTTTCTCCTTTCAATTTAACCTCAAATTTTGGCAAGCGTTACCGCCTGCCCTACCCGCCCAAATTGCACATTGTTAAGAGGTGTGGCGGGTGTGTTAAATCTAGTATAACATAATCTTTAAATAGTTTTACAATTTTCTGAATCGTAAAGATAAAGTTTTGGCATGGGGTTTTTACTGAAAGCAAAGCCCAAATGGACTATACCCACTGTCATTCCCATATTCAAAACCATAGGAACTTCACCGCCAAAAGAACCCGAGACCTGCATAAAATCAGCCGGATATAAAACAGCCACATGACCGTGCTTTAAACCTTTTTGACTTGCAATAACTATTTTACCGCTTCTTGCAGAGATAAAACCGTCAACAAAAGACACTGGTTTCCAAACTGGACTTTCAGTCATAATGTCCACTATATCATTTGCAAATTTATTATTAAATTCAAAGTAACTAAAATTTTCCATTATAAAATTGACTGCAAAATTGCAATATGTAACCCAGCTTTTGAATCTTATTTTAGGATACCAGTTTTCTTTTGTGATTAAATCCTTACAAAGATATTTTAAATACTTTTTATCTTCAAGTTCTCGCATTTAGCCTCCCACTTTAGAAAATTTTAACACGCTGATTACGATATTTATAATTATTGCAACAAGGATCATGGACACCGCCTTAAACAGCATACTCTTCACATCTCTGATACTTTTGCTGTTAGCCGCCACTATTCCAACAAGACCAACAGTGCCATTAAAACCGTGTATGCTTCGGTTTAAACCCTCTATTGAATTGGAATGACCGTCTAATCTTTTGTTAGTAATCTCTAATAAAATTTTAGCTTTCGCCAGTTCTACATTTTGCTTATCATCATCATTTCCCATAAGTAACGCTCCAATTTAGAATCTTAGTTCATAAACTTTAATTTTCGCATCAATAAAAAAGGTTTCCGATTGCGGGTTATAAAATACAATTTGTTTTTCATTTGTTACAAAGAAGGGGAGGCTATGAACACCGCCTGATTTTGTTTCAATTATCGCATTACCGCAAGCCAAAGCCACATCACACATGGCGTTAAAAGCCCAATACTTGCGTACATCGCATAATGCCTGCCTTGCTATATCATCGCAATCCCACACCTCTGCTAAATGCGTTTTAGCGGGATAGATAGCCTTTTGGCATAGGTCTATAATATCTTTGTATTGTAACAGCTTGTAATTCTTATCATCGGTTTTGCTTTCAGCGGAATTGTAAACATCTAGGCAAGCCTGCTCTAATTCAAAAGCGGAAAGTATTAAGCCTAAAGATTTCCAATCTTTGCTTTTAAATATCCAGTTAAAGAATCCCATTATTATCCTTTGGTACATCATTAGGATGTACCCAGTCATCACTACCATTTAGCTTATAGAAAATCCAGTCAATTATTTTGTAAAATAGTTTAAGCATTTTACAACCCACTCCCGTCTAACTGTGATTTAAACTGACTTACGGCCGTACCTGTTGAGGTGTAAAGGTCATTGTTCGTCGTATTATAAATCACACATGGATTTGTTGCATGCCCACTACAAGAATAAGCTTGAATCTCGCCAGTGGTTTTAGTACCAATTATATTGATACCTCCTAGTATTGAGTTGTCGGCTACAGTCAATGATTTTACTGCTTGATTTCCAGTTGTATATGAAAATGTGGAATTATTAACAGTATCACCCTGATAAATATCACCATTTTTATCTATAATAATAGCGTCTTTCCATTCAGTTAATAGATTTCCTTCAAGAGCAATACCACTTGCCGCCCTGAATCTCAGCTTAGCTATGCTATTGCTAATCATAAAGTTACTTGTGGCATTGCGTGATTCCTCACCCCAACTGTTAGTATCTTTATCGCAATCAAAACATATACCCTGATTTCCTCTTGTATAATTTATTACAGAAAACATGCCATAATTGCTAGAACTTTGAATGTTAAATGTGGAATCGGCGCTGGCATTAGCCGAAATGGCATATATTGAAAGACCTTTGTTGAATGAGGTGTCAGTGGAAATTGCAACAGTTCCGGTTATGATTCCATGAAGGGCGGTAACACTTGAGCAGTCTATTTCATCGGCTACAATATCGTTGGTTGTGAGCGTTCCACTTGAGCTTATATTTCCACCGTTTCCGTCAAGTGTAATCGTGTATGTGCTATAAGTCGTTGAGCCGGCCGCCACTTGATAGACACCTGAAATGTGACCGCTTGCCTTGCCTGTTGTTGTTGAAAGCGTTGTGCCATAATATGGACTGATAGCCCAACAGTTTCCAGTAAAAGCAAAGAGTAGAAATAATATTTTTTTCATTAATTATCGCTCCTTAATCACAAGCTGAAGTAGGATCTTGTATTGTTGAAAAATCTCCTACTACAGTTCCTGTGGAAATACACAAAGTTGTTGCTGTGCAGTCCGAACAATAGAACATTTCACCTACTGTTATCGGGTCATAAACTTCAATCTGCGCCTGTGTCTGTGAATGAAACTTAACAGCAGAATTAACGGTTAATTGTCCACCTACTGTGGTTTCTGCCGTTATATTAGCACTACCAGCTTTGACTTCATAGTCAACAAGTAAACCGTCTGCACCTTTAATCGTTGCCGAACCGGTAATATCAGCGTCGCCCCCAACTCCCAAATCACCTTTAACTGTAGCGGAGCTTTCCGTTTGGAATTGACCAGTCATAAAATTACCACCGTTCAATAAAAGAAAATCACTTGAAAGCGTGGCTGTACTTTGAAAATAATCAAATGTTTTAGTAAACGGATTCATTCTTAAATCCGCACTAAACGCCGATGTGCTTAAAAAAAGCAGTCCTATAATTAGTTTTTTCATTTAAAATCTCCTGTTAATTTATAAATTTATTTACCACAAATCTTCATAGTTTACAAAAGTTTGCGTTGTACGCTGAACCCATGCGGCGGTTGAAAGAGATAAGCCCCGTGTATAAGTTATATTCGCTCCAGTGGATTTCATTATATACCACTCGCCATTTTCATGTACAAAACCATAGTAATTTACTGTGGTTTCATCCGTGTATTCAATAAATTGAGGCTGAAAACCAAACAGTTTTTGCAAACAGAATCCTACCCTTACTCCTATGAAAGCTAGAGCAAAACCAATCACCGCTGTTATTAATATTTTTTTCATTTTCTTTTTTCTCCTGTAATATTTTAAGCACCGCCGATAGTTATAAAACCCACATCGCCGATAGTAATATCTCCTGTGTAAAATACAAGCTGTTCCGTATCAGTCGCCCATGCCATAAACGGATATGTAGGGTCTGTTAATGCCTCAGTTTTAATCAAAGCATAAGTAGCTTTTTTAATCCCTCTTCCCTTCGCAAACCAATCAAGCCAGCCTGTTAATATATCTGCATCGGGAATATCACCGTTTGAAATTGTTGTTGGATATGCCATTAAATAATCTCCACCAAGTCATATATAGTATTCCAGTTTTCTAAATCAAATTCAATACCTTCAATTCTAAAGTTTACACCCCAAACTGATAATTTTCCACCTGCATAACTATCATTCCAAAAAACATAGTTAGGATTAGCCGTGCTATAGGCAACAAAAGAATCACCCCAATGCCACATTTTTAATATATCGCTTTCTGAATATTTAACCGTTATCGTGTCGCCAAGTTCTAATTTCAAAAAGAACCTACAGCGTGCGGTCAATCTCCGCTTTGGTAAATAGGTATAATCAAAGACCGTCGGGGATATGACATAAGCAAGATTAACGCTGGACGCTGGCAAAAGATTACCCGATGTTATTGTTAATTCTTTAGTTCCATATTTTTCAATAGAGGTCGGCGAGCTTTCCGATTCACTTGTAGAATCTGCTATTTTTCTATAATCCCCAAACTCTGTATTGATACGATTATAAACTCGCTCCGTACCGTCTGAATAATTTAATATATTTATTATCTTTGAATCATCTAAAATCTCAGAAGGTGATAGCGTTGTTGTTCGTGGTCTGAATATAAATTTATCAGTAGAATCAAATCCTATTTCATAAGTTAATATTTTTGCAAGTTCTGAAATTGCGTCAAAACAATTTTGGTTTGTAAGATTTACCATTTCAATTGTCGTGTCTGTTGTGTAATAATAAATAGTCCAGCTTTGCAGTGTTGGATTTTTTTCACCATGACAATTTCTTGCCACATATCCTGTCCATCTAACTTGCAAATATCTTTTTGTGCTTAGAATATCACCTGTTACACTTACCTGTACCCATAAACCCCAAGCGTCGCCAATGTTGGTCTTGTCCCTAGTTTCAATAACTGAATATGCACCGCTAAAAGCGTTTTCCACTGTTGCAATTTTTCCCCAATTCAAAAAACCACCTGTGCCGTCAATGGTAGGAGTTAAATATTGACCGTAAGGATAATATGTATATGAGCCCACTTCTGTTCCAACTTTCTCATGTGCAGAAATTACAGTAATGCCAAAATATACTCCAGTCGTTGGCGATGTAAAATCCCAACCAGCAACGATTAATTTAGCAGATGTGGAATGTGTAGTGTCTGTAGCTACTAAACCATGTGAAACCCAAGCCCAATATCCTACGGGATAATTAGTCCAAATAGTAAACTCACCATCTGAATTTCTTGCTATTCTAAAAGTTAATGGATTTGATATATTTATTATATTCCCGTTATTATAACTGCTTGCCCAAATTTGAGTAAGAGTGCCACTTGTAACTTTATATAAAATAAAATATGCCTGATAACTTGTTGTTTGAAAAAATGATAAACAGTAACCGTTTGTCGTGCTTCTATTTTCGGTAGATGATATAAAATAATAAAATACCCTTGCTCCCGAATCCGCAGAAGGCTGTGCATATATAGAAAACTGCCATGTTCCTGTCGCTAAAGTTTGCGTTGCGTAAGCAGATGCCCACCCATTAAGATGTCCAGCTTTTATACTTGTAGCCGTAACTGCATAGGAAGAATTAAATGCTTCAAATTGCGTCCAAGTTAAATTTAAGGCGGGAGGGAAACCTGTTAGAATTGAAACATCGCCGTCGGTATGAATCGTATCATCATCTGTTCCTAAATCAAAGTCTGTAGCCGTTAATTGAGCAAAAGTATTTTCTACATTTCCCACAAAAACAGCGGGTGATATTTCATAGCTTGTAATTCCTGCCTCAAGAACTAATTGCGTTACAATCCATTCTATGGTTTTGTCTTGATACCAATATCTATAAGTTACCCATGCCGAATTGCCTGCGGTTAAGGCGTCGGTTAAAGTTATCGTAGCGGGATTATCTTTATCATTTAAATCAGTAACTTTATATTCCGTATCCTCTTTTAATGCAGTGGCTAACGAAGCACCGTCGCCTGTAGCACCCTTTACAACCTCAACAACAATTCCAACACCATCTTCGGCTGTAGTGAAAACTGCCCCTGCGTCTGAACCTAAAAGCTCATCTTCAACCAGCGTGCTAACATTTTCAGCGTTGGCAAGTTCTAAAGATTTCATGTGTCCAATTATCGTAATTGAAACTGTGCGGGATTCAGTATTATAAATTGGCTCATTTGTTACATAGCCATAAAACATTGTCTGCCCTGTGTCATCACTGCCCGCAAGTATTCTGATTTTAGATAAGAATATTATTTTATCAGTTCCAAAGTAGCCGTCGGTCTTTCCAAGTTTCCATTGGTTTTTGTCATTTCTAAAAGTTAAGGTACAATTTGAAAACGCCCACACACCGTATGATTCCCAGTCTAATTTTGTTTTAACATTTGTAATTGAAACTAAATCATCGGTAATATCCACTTCGGTATCGTAAGAATAGGACGCACCGCCCCATGCCCGAACAGCCAAATAAATCTTTTTATAATAAGCGGGAGCAGAGTACTCTAAAGCCTTTTCAAGTGTTTGATTTTCTATCATTTATCTTTCCGTTAAATCCAAGCTCATTAAAAATAACTGTGTCTTGCGGTCAAAGACTTCGGACGGCATAGAGGTTAAAGCATATTCGTAAATCTCTTTAGCGTCATAATCCTCATAGAAAATAATAGTAAAAAAATCATTAGCGTCTATTGCGGTGTAAACTAAATCCCTGTCGGTCTTGCTCAAATTGGCAATACTTAATATGCCTGATTTCTTTGCAAATTCTTTCCACCTTACTATGCTCCCTGAATTTACATAATAACTGCCCTGTTTTGAATAATCCTTGCGTTCAAAAGATGTAAGAGCGTCCATGTCAAAAATACTATTGCATACTTTTAATTCGCCTAATCTAGGCAAATTGTCGCAATCATAAAACTGTAATTGTACACCGTCGCCAATTATTGGAACTGACGATGAAAACACATAATCTAGGTCTGTTGTGCCGACTGGAATTTTGCCAGCGTAAGTCCACGCACCGTCTTTGCGGTATTTAAAAGCTATAGACTTCGCACCTGTCTGCATATTATTTAATATAATCCTGTTAAAATCTCTCTCAACAGAATTACCTAAATTGTCATAGAATAGTATATTCATTGTTAATGCTAAATTTTCGCTTACCCATTGCGTGCTTCTTTTTTGGTCATACATATATACTTTATCAGTTTCAGATACTCCGATATTACAATTCGCATTTATCCAATTCTCTCCTAACAATTCCATTGCTTGCGGTAAACTCATAATGATACCTCATCACTTCTTTTTTGACCTACTTTATAACTTACCTTTGCCTGCTCAACCGCCCATGTAGTTCCACGCTTTGTAGCTTCCGCCAATTGCTCTGCTATTTTCTGAACATCCATTGAGCTGTTTATTCCGCCTGTGATATTAATATTCGGACTAACTGATATGTTTGCTCCTGCTCCTGCAAAACTAGGCTGTAGCGTTGAAGGAGCTTTGTTAGATTTGATACTGTCAACTACTGATTTTGGCAATACATATTCGCCAGCGTGTAAATTTGCAAGCATATCTTTGTCAATGAAACCCCCCTTTGCTTTGGAGGGAACACCGCCACCACCTGCTAAAAAACTACCAACTCTTCCCGAGCCCGGTAAAAACATATCCATAATCCCAAAAATAACCATCTTCGCCATCATCTTAGAAATCATATCTAAAAAAGCTTTCAATATTGATTTCCAAACTCCATTAACAAGTTCCTCAAAATCTAAAAATCCTTTGCCTGCCGTGTCAAAGAAATATTTAAAACTTTCAGTAGCATAATTACTTGCTCCCTCTGCGGTGTCTCTGAAAAATAAACCCCAAGCTGATATACTTCCTTCTGATTCTTTAGCGGCTTCTGTAACTTCATCAAACGATTCCCGCATTGCTTTTACAGATTCAGCCCTTTCTAATGTCGGGTCAGGAAGATTAAAACCCAATGAAAGGGATGGCGGTAAAAGTGGTAATCTATCTTCTTTGTCCGCTGGTTTTACACCTGTCACTGTTATTTTTCCAGTCGGGGAGGGTTTAGACGCTGTATCTCTTAGGTTAATCAAATCTCTTAACCCACTTATGTTTTTTCTAATAGCGTCTGCTTGCAACTCTTCGCTTTTGGTTAATTTTTTAACACTATTTTCATAGACCTCAGTTCCATTCGGCAATGTTTTAAAAATCTTTTCTGTTTGATATAAAAGGTCTAATTGATTTTCCCAAAATGACATTTGACTTTTTAAAGCGTCCTCTGTTTCTTTAGAAACTGTAAGAAATGGAGCAAGACTTTTCATAATACTATTTATAACACTTAAATAATCCTTTAAAATACTCAATATTATTTTTAATGCAGGTGAAAGGAAATTTCCAATTTCTACTGCTAAATCTTTTATAACTCCAAGAGTTTCCTTCAATTGTTGTTTAAGCTCTTTTTGTCTCCGTTTGTATGCGGCGGTAGATTTCCCCGTCCTATCGGTAATAATATTTAACTTTTCTTTTGCTTTGGTAGAGTTTACTAACAGGGTATTCATGCCTCTTAAAGCCCTGCTTTCAGTAAATATTTGAGCTTTCTCTTTGCCAGTTAAATCTAGGAATTGGTCTAGAAATGGAATTAAGCCTTCGGTTGCAAGTTTGTTAAAATCTATTTCATGCCCAAGCTCTTTGGCTGTTGCCGCCATTGTTTCAGAGTCTCTTTGCAATGAAACTAGAATTGAAAGTAATTGAGTGGCCGAACGCTGAGAGCCTTCGCCTGATAATGATAATGTGGCAAATGCCGCCCCTAAATCATTTATCCCCACGCCCGCTGATTTGCCGGTAGATGCAAACATACCTATTGCGTTTGAAACTTGCTCTACAGTTAAGCGTCCGCCTTCCTGCACGGCAAATAGAAAGTCTGCGGCGTCCGTCGCGTCTTTTAATTCTCCCTTGAAAGTTTGTAAAACCGTTATCAATGCAGAAGTAGCAAAGTTTGTAGAGGTAAAACCGCCGACGGCTAACTTTGAGGCGGCTCTTATTATGTCTAAAGATTCTGACGCATCCATGCCTGCTGATACTAAATCAAATAAACCTGCGGCCAAATCGCCAGTAGCCTGTCCTGTTTCAACCGATAGCCGCCTTATCTCTTCGGTAAACTGTGGCAATAGTTGAGATTCCATATTGCCTAACAAAGACCCGACCTTTGACATTTGCTCTTCAAAATCAGCAGTAACAGAAATTAAAGAACGGATACCTCTAATCGCTTGATAAATACCAAAGCCAGCTATTAAAGTTTTAGCCATTGATTTTAAGGCATTGGTTGTGCTGTTAGCCTTAGTACCAACACCCTTTAAACCCCTAGCGGCGGTATCAGCCCCTTTTTTAACTTTCTTTAAACCTTTGGAAACATTATCAGTTCCGCCATTGACTTTTTTAAAAGCATTGACAGCATTATCAGTTCCTTTTTTATCAAAGTTTGAAACTATATTTACATAATGTTTTTCATCGCCCGCCATAATGCCTTCCTTTCTTGATAACTTTTATACCCATCTTGTTTATTTCTAAATCAGTAGCCTCTTTCTTTTCACTCTTGCCACCGCCGAAGATAGCCGATATTAAATCCATTTTCTCCTTTTCAATAGCCATAACCCTTTTGATTGTCCACTCCAGCCAATCAGGAGTTTTGTTAAGTATATCCTCAAAAGAATACTGTGGAAATGTAGACGCTATCTTACCTATGGCAAAAGCTAACTGGTCTACCTCATTATCTATTTTTTTAGATTCAACTTTGCCATCTGAAAATTTGAGAATATCTTTTTAAAATCATTGACCTCTAAAAGAGTTGTCGCTAAATCTGAAATATCGGTTATTGGTATTGAGATAAAATCATCATCTGAAAAATCGCTACCAAGGATAATACTCAATGCTTCTTTTAGCAATCCTTTCTCTTCAACCTTCGCAAAGATTATCCAAAACAAATCGCTGTCTTTTGTTTCAGGTTTAATCTCTGCTTGAATTTCAGATATATTATTTTTAAGCAAGCCCATTAATTTAAAAAGCTGTCCTATCGTAATACTTTTTACATCGTATTCCTTGCCATTAAGTTTTACTTTTGATTTCTTAACATCTAAAGCATTTATTGTATCTTCCATTTTATTATTCTCCTTTTTTATAGGGGGAGGCTAAAGGAGTAGACCTCCCCCCATACCTATATATATAATTACGCCGCAACATCAAACTGTTCTATTTTAGTTGCCGCCATAGCGTTTCCGTTTTGGTCTTTAACGCCAGTAGTTACAATTGCCTGTAATGTATCTTCTCCTGTCCAGTTATCAGTAGGTGTGAATGTGATAGTCTTTGCAGATGTATCGTAAGCTATTGAGCCTGCAACCAATACCGTTGACGCCGGCGTTGTGGTATTCATTATCAATACCGTATCACCGTAAATAATGGTATTTGCGTCCATTAAATTGGTTTCGGTAAATGTCCATAGTACCGTTGTCTTTGCGTCCTTTGCTACCTCGCCTCCGTCGGCAGGAGTAGTAAGCACAACAGTTGGGGGTGTGGTATCTGCTCCCGAATCCACCACTGTTGCGAATTGCTGTTCAGCAGTTTTGGTAGTATCAACTATAACCTCAAATTCCATATCAGCCACAGTCTCATTTTCACGACCATAACTATGCGTGCTTGCTCCAGTCGGCTTGCATTTATGGAAAGTAAATTTACGGGTAATTCCATCACCGCCGTTTACATTAACATAAACAGTCCGATAAGTGTTAGAGGTTTTTCCGCCGATATTCAAAGTATTTCCACCCGATACTGCTGAGGTAGGATAACCAAAAGCTATGGCAAGATTTTCAAGGCTAACTTCTGCCGCAGTGATTCTAATCTTCATAGTCTCATCAATGGTATGTTTTTTTATAATACCTATGACCTGATCAACCCGCACATCTTTGGATTCCTCGCCGTGTTCAATTTCTAAACTTCCTGATAAATAGCCCAAAGCAACAGCATCGCCTTCCACTGCTCCATACGCACCGACTTTAATGCTATTGCTGGCTACTAAACCAAATGCTATTTTACTTAATGTTCCCATTATTCTTTTCTCCTGTATTTGAAATTGAAGTTTACAGAACGACTATAAACTCCTAGTTCATCTTGGTAGTCATCCGCACCACCAGACGAACCGCAAAAAAAGATTCGGAATGTGTCGGATGATATTTCTATTTGGTCTTGCTTTGAAAGCAAAACAATTAACCTATCGGCAATAATTCCTGCCGATTTATAAGTGCTTGCCATGCAATCAAAAGTCATACTACATTCATTTACAACTATCCCCTGAAAACTAACGCTATTGGTATAATAGGCGATATAAGGCAATGTTTCATTTTCAGGAACATAATTCGGGTACATTTTAGCATTGCTTGCCGTTGACCCTAGCAAAGTATCTAAATCTGAATCTGCTTTTAAATATGCAATTACATCTAAATCAATCATAACCCCGTCCTGTGAATCGCCTCAATTATAGACTTCCTAACTCTAAGCAACCAATCCTTAACCGTTCTGCTCAACCACGGTCTACCGCCCTTCTGCGGCGATTTCTTTTCTAAAGCTTCGGCATAGTCAACTGGTTTCCCGCCTGTACGAATTGAACCAAATATCATTAGAATGGTACTGCCAATTATTGAAACCTTAGAGCCTATGCTATTCATGAGTTCGCCTGATTGCAAAAAGGGATACTGTCCTATGCCAGAATGCGTTACACGGCGTTTCCCTTTAACCTTTGCACCTCTACCGCCCTTGCTCAATTTCCTTTTTAAATCTAACTCCATAGCACCGCCAGTCTTAACCATTGCAACCCTTACATTGCTTAAAACCTTATCAGGGAATTTCTTAAATTTAGCCTCAAGCTGTTTGACAGAGGGAGTTCCTTTTATGGTAACTTTAATCATTGCCGATTTATCTCTAACCAAATACAGGTATATCGGTTAGGATTGCCTCCCATATTCCAAGCCCCTAAAATTCTGTAATTTTCACTATTAAAAACTATGCGCTGAGTTTCAGATAAAATGTTACGATATAGGATATAGCATTTATGTGTAGCGTCTTTAAATTTAATATTGTCCACTATCTTTTCACTACCCGATAAATCACTAAATCTACACGCTAGCGTCGCTGTGTCCGCCCAAGATTCAATCTGCTGATTAGTATCAGAATCATGAGTGATAGTCTTAGTCTGAACCTTACAGCTTGAAATTAATAGACTGTTATAACTCATCCGAGTATGCTCACTCTTTTATAATTATCTAAAAGCATTTTAATCTTTGGACTAATACCGTCCGCTGATTGTAAATAGGCAACAGAATAATCCCCCAGAGTTTCCGATTTTATATTGGGATTAGTATTTTGATATAGGTCTGCAATCCACATTTTACAAACAAGTTTTAAGGAATCATTTACGCTTGCGGTATCAGCAAATAAGCCAGCCACATAATCCACATCAATATTCTGCTCGCCACTAGACCACCCGCCTGAATATTTAACAAGCCCAGCTTGCTTATCCACCGTGTAATAGGTACTTGATACCTCTGTACCGCCCACCTCAATTAAAGTAACTGAGGATATGGGATAGTGCCTTAATTGCAGATATTCGCATATCCCATCGCCGTCGTGTAACTCTTCGGTAATGGTACGCACAACGCCGTACCCGCCTATATAGTTTTCAACAGCAAATGAAACTGAATCAATTAAATCTTCCAGTTTAGTGTCATAGTCTGTGCCTGAAATTCCTAGATAAACTTTTAAATCAGCCAAAGTTACAAGTGCATAATCTGAAATTGCCATATTAATCTCCTCTTAATCTTTTCAAGAAAGCTCACCCGAAGATGAGCTTATCCAAAATAGACTAATTTATTTATAGTCTAGGTTTGCGTATGCCGCCGATGTATCACTCTTTCTAAAGCAAATGTCTTCAACAATTTGCCTAGAAGCACTATTGCCTAAATAATCAAATGACATTTGCGTATCGCTAGACATATAAATTATCTTCCATAGCGTCACTGTGGTTGTGGAACCGCAAAGCTCATAAATACTGATTAAGTTAGAAGCTGTGCTTACGCTCAACTGTAACAGTTCAACATCTATTAACCCGTCAATATCCGCTTCCATTGTAGCCACTTCTGTAATCGGGTATGTGGATATTGTAACCGGAGCTGAAGTCAAATCTCCCGCAACAGCAACAACCCCAAACATTGCAACAAAGCCAAAAGCAAGCAGTAAGGATTTAAGCCCTTTTGCTATACCTTTTTTATCTGAAACAACGCCCACCTTTTCTATGTAGTTCTTGAATTTCACAGCGTCCGCAACATCAAACTGAGCAACATCGCCAACACTGTAATTCGCAAACACTTTTTTAATTCTGTATTTTTCCATTTCTTTTCACCTCTATTAAAGTTTTAAACTATTTGAAAAACAAATAGCCAAAGGCACTAGGTACTGATACATCTATTGAAAGTGCCTGAGCAAATCTCAACCAAGTTTCGTCATTTAGGAACGCAGAAGTAGAACCATCATAAGCGTCTTGTGAAACTTTGACCGCTAATCCTTCACGAGGTGAAACAAGGAGATATTTATCGAACCTTCCGAAGATGGCACAAGTCTCATCGCCTCCTGGTCCAAAAGTTGCGGGTATCTGAGAACTTATCTCATAGGGAATATTCCAAATTGTAGCAGGAACATTCCCAGCAGGAGGAGACCAAATCGCATTTCCCTGATTATCTTTTAATTGGATTAGTTTTTTTAATCCTAGTCTTGAAAGTATCAGTTTTCCACCTTGAGCATAGGACGCTGAAAGTGAAAATAGCAGATTTGAAATGTCATCAAAGACAACTGTAGAACCTGTCATGGTTGTTACATTTGTGCCTGAGGCATAAACAATACCGTTGAAGGGGTCACCACTAGCAACTCTTCCAACTAACGCAACCCTTTCAATTTCAAGAGCCATCGCTTCTGCCACAAGCTCACTTAGAAATGCAGTTAAGTTAATAGCCGAATCTCTTAGAATCTCATCGGTACATTTGATAATTGCGGCAAGAACTTTAGCAACCTGCTCAACTTGCCCGAAAGTAGGAT